TGCAGGAAATAATCTAACAGTTCTTAACTATAACGAATATATAGAAAAAGGTTTTCCTAATGAGGAAGATCAAGTTGAAACAACAACTTTAAATGGATCACACTCAAGTTCTGTAACAACTCTTACTCTAACATCTAGCACAGGTTTTGCTTCATCAGGTAAAGTATACATTGGTGGTGAGCAAGTAACTTACACAGGTGTTTCAGGTAACGATATTACAGGTTGCACAAGAGGTGCTAATAGTACAACTGCTGCTCTACATGCAGATGGTACAACAGTAACACAGTTTGACGGTGGTGGTGTACCTAGAAATATAGTTAGAACTCCCGACAATAATTATTTACTATATCCTTATCCAGATAAACAGTATACACTTGCATTTGATTATTTTACATTTCCATCTGATCTAGCTGCACATGGTGATACAACAAGTATACCAGATAGATTTGCTCCTGTAATTATAGATGGTGCTACAGCATTTGTGTATCAGTATCGTGGTGAGATGCAACAGTATCAATTAAACTTTGGTAGGTTTGAGCAGGGCATTAAGAATATGCAGAGCTTGCTTATCAATAAGTATGAGTATATAAGATCAACAGTCCTTATTACTCCTAGAGGTTCTGCTAACTTTATGGCAGGAGTCATTTCATAATGCCAGATACTTCTCAGGTTCAACCTGCAGCATTTAACTGTGAGGGCGGTTTAGTTTTAAATCGTTCTACATTTTTAATGCAACCAGGAGAAGCATTAGAGTTAGAAAACTTTGAGCCTGACATTGAGGGTGGCTACAGAAGAATAAATGGCTTCCGTAAATTTGTTAATCATATAGTTCCTCAGACATCTGACTCCAGTGAAAATATACTTATGGTTGCAAGCTTTGCAGATAAAGTTGTAGCAGCCAGAGGTGAAAAGATTTTTAGTTGCGGCTCTACTGAGCTTGGTTCAAAGATACTTTCTACAACTGCTATGACTGGATCAGGAACTATTAATGTAGATTCTACTACAGGGTTTTCCTCTAGTGGCACACTCCAAATTAACAGTGAGATATTTACTTACACAGGAGTTACGTCTACTACTTTTACAGGAGTAACTCGTGCTACCTCAAGCACTACTGCAGCAGCCCATGCTATCAACGATGTAGTATCTGAGTCTTGGACTGAAAGAGATTCTGGTAGAACTAGTGCAACTAAGTATGACTTTGAACGATACAACTTTGACGGTAATGAAAAGATTATTGTTGTAGATGGTGCAAATGCACCTACAATATTTAACTCTTCTATGACTGCAACAGATGTAAGTGAAAGCTCTGTATCAGGTTCTACAATAGTTACTGTGTTTAAAGCACATATGTTTTATGCAGGTAAGTCTACTACACCTCAGACCTTAGTGTTTAGTGAACCTTTTGATGAAGATGGTTTTCAATCAGCTGATGGTGCAGGTACTATTAAAGTAGATGACAACATTGTTGGACTAAAAGTATTTAGAGATGCATTGTTTATATTCTGTGAAAATAGGATATTTAAACTAACAGGTTCTAGTTTAAGTGACTTTGCCATACAGCCAGTTACCAGAGATATTGGTTGTGTAAACAGAGACACCATACAGGAATTTGCAGGTGACTTATTATTTCTTGGTCCTGATGGACTTAGAACTGTTGCTGCTACTGCAAGAATTGGTGATACGGCTCTTGGTGCTATTACACAAAACGTACAGTCTATCTTTGACAAAAACATTAAAGACTCTACAGTATTTGACAGTGTTGTTATACCAGACAAAACTCAGTACAGAATATTCTTTTCTAAAGCAGGACAGGGTGATAATTTAAGTAGAGGTATTGTTTGTGTTAGGAGAGCAGACAAGTTTGAGTTCTCTGAGATACGTGGCATAAAACCGTCAGCTACTGACACCCTAGTTGTAGATGGTGATGTTTTAGTATTACATGGAGATTTCTCAGGTTTTATACACAGGCAAGAAGAGGGCAATACCTTTGACGGTACAGCAATACTTGCTAGATATAGAAGCCCTGATTTAAGTTTTGGTGACACTGGTGTTAGAAAACACATGCAGAGAGTTATCCTTAACTATAAACCTGAGTCAGCTATTGACGCAGACTTAATAGTTCGTTACGACAATGAAGCCTCAGACTCAGCTAGACCTGCACCATATGCTTTAGATAGTTCTCAAATTGCTGCACAGTTTGGTAATGCTGTTTTTAGTACCTCTAGTAGTGAGGCACAATTTGTATTTGGTGGTCCTTCACAACCACTTGTAAGACAGTCAGTTGAAGGTTCAGGCTTTACTGTAGCATTAAGAATACATGATGGTGGAGAAACTGCACCATATTCCCTTAAAGGGTTTCAATTAGAATATCAAGTAGGAGCAAGGCGTTAGATGGGTAATACATATACAAGACAATCCACTTTTACAGACGGTGATGTTATTACTGCTGATCTGTTTAATAATGAATATGATCAGCTTTTAGCTGCTTTTGCATCAAGTACAGGACACACTCATGATGGTACTGCTGCAGAGGGTGGTCCTGTTACTAAACTATTAGGAACTAGTATTACTATTGGTGATGCTACATCAGGTACTGATATTACAGTTACCTTTGACGGTGAAAGTAATGACGGTGTATTTAAGTGGATGGAAGATGAGGACTACTTTGAATACTCTGATGATATTCTTATAGCCTCTACAGAAAAACTACAATTTCGTGACACAGCTATTTATATTAACTCTAGTGCAGATGGTCAACTTGATCTTGTTGCTGATACAGAGGTACAGATTGCTGCTACAACAATAGACATTAATGGTCTTGTTGATATATCAGGTAATCTTTCTGTAGGTGGTAATTTAGATGTAACGGGTACATTTGATCTTAGTGACTCTAATATTACAAACCTTGGTGATATACAGCTAGATAGCATCTCAGGTGATACTGACTCTAATACAAGCATAACATTTAGTGGATCTGATGTAATTACACTTACTACTGGTGGTGAAACACAACTTACATTTAATAATGGATCAATACTACCTACAACAAACAATGATGTAGACTTAGGCTCTGACTCTCTGGAGTTTAAAGATTTGTATTTAGATGGCTCTGCTTACATAGATGGTCTTGGTAGAGACATGACTGTAGCCACTGATAAAAAGATATTATTTAGAGATGCTGCTATATATTTGCAGTCTAGTGCAGATGGACAGCTAGACATAGTAGCAGATACTGAGGTACAAATAGCTGCTACCACTGTTGATATAAATGGTTTAGTAGATATATCAGGTAATTTAAGTGTGGGTGGTGACTTAGACGTTACTGGTAGTTTTGATATGAGTGATGCTAACATTACTAATATCGGAAGTATTGCTCTTGATACAATTACTAACGATGGAACAGATATTACACTAGACTCATCTGGTGATATTATACTTGACGCAGATGGAGCAAATGTAATATTTAAAGATGATGGTACATCTATACTTGATATATCAAATGACTCTACTGATGCAGTACTTACAGTAAGCACAGCAGATAAAAATCTTACCATTAAAGGTACAGATGGTTCTAGTGCTATTACTGCTCTTGATATTGACATGGCTCTTGCAGGTAAGGCTACGTTTAACGGTGATGTAGTTGTAGGTGGTGATCTTACCATTAGCGGTGATGATCTTGTAATGGCTACTAACACTTCAGGACATCTTCTTATTGCAGACGGTACAAACTTTAATCCTACAGGTGTAGGTGACTTATCTGAAATTAGCACAGTAGCTAATGACGATGTGTTTCTTGCTGTAGATACATCTGGCGGTGGTCTTAAAAAGATTACACGTAGTACTATAATTTCTGGTCTTGCTGTATCTGGTTCTTCCATAGCTAACGTAGTAGAAGACACTACACCACAGCTAGGTGGTAACTTAGATTTAGACGGAAATGATATTGTTACTACCTCTAACGCTACTCTTGACTTAGCTCCTAACGGAACAGGTACAGTTGTTGTAAGAGGCAATACTAACTCAGGTGCTATAGTCTTTAACT